CTTGAATTGTCTAAAAATCCCATATTATTGTCTCCAAAGATTGTTGTGTTGATATAACTTTTCTATAAATAAATATCAATGATTGATTTTTTTTAACATTTTATCTTTTACGTGGTTTTTTAAGTTTTCTTCTTTTTGGTCTTATTTTCTTTTTACCACCCTTTTGATTAACAGAAAGCTTTGAAATACCCTTCGTAGTTGGTACTGCAACGGTAGGTGCAGTAGTTGTAACTACAAATGGTAAATCACCATCAAGAGTTGTTTCTGAAGTATTTTTTACACCTTCATAAAACAGTCTTCTGAACGCAATAGTATCTTGATAAGATGTATCTAAATCCGTTTCATGTAAAGAACGTGAATTATATAAATTTTCAAATGGATTGATACTATATTTAGAACTTCTATTATAATTATCTTCACTACTATAAAAGAACTTATATTCTTTGTTATTTTCAGAAATTCGTTGATTCATTATCATAGCACCAGTTGGTTCTGAATATATAGAACTAGGTCCTCCATATGTAACACTACCACTTACATATAAGTTTCTATCATCAAAATTATCATTTACACTAAAGTTATATAAAGATGGTTTTAAGAATACATCAGAAGAATCTATTTCACCTTCATAATTTGGATATTCTGTTTCTATTTTTAATATCGAATGACTTGCTTCTTGATAAACACCATCAGTATCTGTATTATAATGAAAGTTAGTAAGATTTATTTTAGAATCATAATCAATTTGTGTAAAAGACGGATGATTTCTTTGTATTGGATTTTTTGAACGTTCAAAAATGTTTGGTTCAATTACAGTACCAACTTGTGATTTTACTCTCATTGGTAAAATTTTTCTAAATTGTTTAAATATAGATTGGTCGTAGTATTTTATCAAATGCATATAATCCCAAAAATCATTATTACCTGTATATTTTTTGAAATATTTATCTGCAGATTCTTTTAAATCTCTATATTGTAATTTAAAATTATCTCTTGGATCTCCTAATAAATCGTTAAAGTCCAAGTTTGCAAATGAAGATATAATATCATCATTTACAACGTCTGTAGGAGAAAAGAAAATTCCTACTTTTGGAGAATCAATAGGTGAAAAATCATTTGAACTAAAATCAAATCTTTCTGTTGTACTTAAACTAGCACCACTACCACTCAAGAAATTATCTTCTATTCGTATTTTATCTGAACTTCCTCTATTAGGCCCATAATTAGGTACAAATGTTTTAGTATCATCAACAACTGATTCAAAAGTATTTAATCCACCAAAACCAATTGCATAACCAGGTGAGGTTGTTGTTTGATTAGAACTAACATCTCGTATTGTATTACCATCAGACAATGCACTATTATCATCGAAAGAGTATCTAACTACCAAACTTTCGTATGATGATGATGGACTATTACCAACATACGATTTCGGGTCACTTACATGATTTTCAAAAAATTGTTCTTTTAAAGGTTCATTCCATAATCTAAACTCCATCATTGAACCTGAAAGTTGAGCTCCAAAATCATCTGATGGTTTACCGCCTATGTATAAAATTCCACTACCTGTCCAAGAGGCATTATACGAAGATGATGTAGAACCAGTTATATGTAAAACAGTATTAGAATCTTGTACAATTTTATCTATACCATTTGAATATTTTTTTACAAATAACTGATAGTTAAAAGAATCACCTATAGTATCTGTGTTTGATGGTGCTTTTCTTAAAGACACATCATCCCAATATATAGTTGATTCTGCTTTCATATTTTCAAAACGTATACCTAGTTTAGATGTATTTGGAAATCTAATTGTTTTAGTAACTGTAACATTTTTCCATTCATTCTCAACTAAACCAACAGCTTCTGATGATTTTATTCCTCCAAATGTATTTATAGAAGTTTGACTAGAGTTAACATCTTCATTCCAATTTACTACGTTTTCATCTGAGTCTAATTCAAATATTCTCAATCTTCCAATTGAATCCACGTTACTACCAGATACTTTTGCAAACGCACTAAATATATACGTTTCATTTTGATTAACAGAAGTAACTGATGCAGGTTGTGAACCAGAACTAAATCCTAATGTGTATGAAGTATTATTATCATCTAAATTAGAATTATTTGTATGTCTTAGAGCTTTTGTACCTGTTCTAGAAACACCAGAACCACTAACTATTTCTATATCACCATAAACTGCAGTTGTTGAAGAGCCAGTAATAAAAGGTGGATTGAATAACGAACTAGTTTCAAATGATGGATGTAAAAATAATTCTGTTTCTACTTTTTCTTTTTTTAACATTACAGAATAGTAATCACCATCATATACTGGTAATAATGAAGAACTTACCTCTGCTGTACCACCTGAACCAGATAATGTAAAAGATACTGAACCCAAATTATCTGATGAACCATTATCTTTTAATCCTATAGCCCACTCTGTACCTTTCTGTACTAAAGTTTGATTAGAACCACTTGCTGCTCTAAATCTAAATTCTATTGTTTCTGGTTTTCTACTTGTGTCTGAATCATCACTCCAACTTGCTGATACATGTTGTGCTCCTCTAAATCCTAAAGCTTTAGTAAAACGTCTTTTTGTTTCAAATGGTGCACGTTTAACATCTACATCTAAACCACCATATTCTCTAATTTTCAAAATAGTTGACGGAACACCATAACAATTTAATATAGCTTTTAGTGAACCAACAGTACCCTTTGATTTTAATATAAAAGGCATACTAGCTATCAATCTTTTTGTTATCTCCTTAGACACGTCTGCTTCTGTTGGTGAGTCTAGAGAACCAGATGTATAAAGTGAATATGAAGTTCCACTTAACTTTCTTCCAAATCCATACCTACTTAAATCTAATAAATCTTTACCGTCTTGTGTAGACCAACCTAGAGATTTAGCTAAATTAAAAACTAAATCTTTTGAAAAACCATCTTCTAAATCCAATCTTCTATCTGTTATATCAGATACTGATTTTATGTAAGACCACAATTCATCAAATTGTTGACCAACCATATCCATAAAATCTAAAAATTGTATATTATCACCATCACTTTTTACGTGATCTGGTAAGAGATTTACTAAACGATTTCCGTTTTCAGTATCATAAAAAGAAGCACTATAAATTTGACCAGTTTTACTAGATATAGAACCATACCAATCTGTAAAATCAGAGTGTGAAGAACTTACAGGTTCGTATGGAATTTCATATGTACCACTACCAGTTTTAGGCCATGAGGCGTTGGGAAATTCACCAATTGAGCTAGTTACATAACTTGATTGTTCATAATACAAATATTTTTCGTACCCATCAAAGTTATTTTTTATATCTCGTATTTTGTCATGATGTATTTTTAAATCTATTTGACCATTAGTTACACCAACAAAAGAAGCACTTAAAACTTTTTGTTCTTCAATTTGTTGAACCTTATATTTAAAATTCTTCAATCTTTTTTCTGCAGAAGAAAAGTTAATAAAGTTTTCATAATTGGAATAATCTATACTTAACTCTGCAGGAGTTTCTTTTAAAAATTTATCTTCTATTTCATCCTTTAATCTACCATCTGTAGTAACCAAATCATTATAAGTTTTAAATTCAGTTTGTCTTTTTGTTATGGGTGAATCTTGTGGTAGATTGTCTTTCGGTATTAATACTTGAAAGTCTTCATCTTCTTGTGCATATCCAACTAACTCAACTGTTTCTAATAAAGGTGGTAACATTTCACGAACAACATATACTTGGTCACTATCTGTTATATCATCTGGTAATGGTTCATAAGTTTTATAAACTGCTGAATATGGTAATTGTGGTATAGTTTTATTATCTACTTTTACATTTGTAACTAAAATTCTTTTATCATCACCAAAATGTAAATATGTGTCCAAGTCTTTTCTATCTAAAGACTTATGTGAAATTATCCAATTACCAAATGTTTCATTTGGTTGTTTATGATCCCAAGAATCTTCGTTTGGTTCAGGATCTATTGGATTGGTTCTATCAACTAAATCCTGATAACTTTTGTCTATTTGTATAGTGTCACCACTAACACCAGTAATTTTTGCAACAAATGGTGCATATACTAATGTGTTTGGTGGTGGAACATATGTTCCTATGTCAGCATCAGATGATGCTGGTATCACGCTTAGTGAAATAGTACCTAGTTCGTCTTCACCTACATTCATAAAACCATTATCACGTTCTACACGTTTTTCATGAACAACTCGTATTTCAATAACAGTTATTGTAGATATTAAATTAGGATAATCACCTTCACTTAATCTATAAGTCTGACTAGGACCTTGTTTTACACCACCAACTTGTTGACCATCTTTATACAGATACCAAAGTATACTATCAGCCTCACCAAAGTCTACAGCAGTATCATCAATTTCCATTGTAAATGGTTCATCATACTTAACTATTTTCGATGGAATTAATTGTGCATCATCGTAAAATCCAGACTCTGCAATTATATTACCGAGGTCAATTGATTTTTCTTCATTTAATTGACCACTAGGTCCACCTAACTCTTCTACTGGTGTTGTATCTACCTCAGGAAGTGGTTGAGGAAAAAATATTGGTAATTCTTTATATGGTTTACTCATTATATTATCTTACGTAATAAATATCTGGAAGAGCTGTTGAACGGCTCTGATTACGACTATTATCTTTAATTTTTAATTGGACTCCTACATGAGTTTTGCCTGAAAAACAACTGAATCGTAGTCTACATCCAGGTCGTGTACCCTCTGCGTATCCAGCTCTATCAACATCATTAGGACTAATAATTTTCTTTGCTACCATTCCAGCACCATCAGTAGCCTCCTCGGCATATCTAGAATCACCCGGAACTGATTCAATAAAAATATCTGCATTTGATGATATTGGAGTACCATCAGGAGCAAATTTTCTACTTAACTTTTGAGATTGATACCAATTAGGTCCGTCATAGTCCCAACCAAAAATTGTCCATTCATACTCAACTGTAGAATCTGTTTCAAATATGGAAGTACTTTCTAAGTCAATGGTCACTCTATCACCAGCTTTAGCTACATGCATTCTAGGAAAAAAAGTTTCTTGAACTTCAAAAATATTTTGAATCTGACTTGAAAAACCTGTGTTGGATTTATCTGATACAAGACGTTCCGCATTACCATGAAGATGAACTAAGTTTATTCCTAAGTTAAAAGCTTCACCTGCATTTTTTGTATGACCAGTACCATACTCTAAAGTTATAGGTTCACCTGTCATCGGATTTACTATAATATCGTTTATACCCAATCCCTCAAAGTATTGGTGATATACACCATGATCCAATTTTCCATCTTCATTAAGGGAGTTTTTCTGTCTTGTCCCATTTTGAACTCCCACAGTTCTAAAAGAACAAACCATTTCAGTACCATTAATTATTTCAAAATCATTAGAAAAATCATCATTAACTGCAGGTACTCTACTTGGTAATTTACCAATAACAAAAAAATTGGGAATAATTATTTTACCACCTTTCATGGACTGGTCAAATCTACCTTCACTCATACCAGTAGTGCTTATAAACTTTATCTCTTTTGAAGTAGATTTTTCCTCTGCAGTTCCCGCAAATTCAATATTACTTATTGGAGTTTCATCTGCTTGATATTTTGTCTCTTTAGAACTTAATTTATAAAATCTTCTTAGATAATTTTCATCTCTAATATTTTGTGTTACTAATCTTAATTCTCTACGTGTATCCGATATCTGATGGACAATGTATTTATTTTCTTTTATAAAAAGTGATTTATTTATTTCACTCTCATCAATGTCTCCATTAACAACATTACCACTAGTATCAGTAACTATTGTTTCATAAGAACCAGCAACCTTTCTTAAAAAATTATATAATACTTTAAACCTACCTCTATCATATCCCATTTTTCTTAATACGGTACCAGTTTTTATTTTTATACCACCTTCTTCTTCATCATAAAAATAATCAGTAGATTCAACAACACCAGACTCTAATAAATTATCTTGAGTATCATAAATTAAAACTTCTATATAATCATCTGATGAATTTCCAAATGGAGGTCCTAAATAATTATCACTTTCAGTACCGTGTTGAATTGTGTCATTACTTACTAATAATTGTGAATCTTTCTCACTAAGATTAGTGGTCTTTGAATTATTTAAAAAATCAAGTAATGATTGCTGTGCTTCATTTAATTGAGTTTTTTGTTGTCTCTTTTTAGACTGATTATATAGATAATATGCTGCTACGTAACCCCAAGGCATTATACTGGCTCCCCTTCTGGTATACTATCTATAATATCATCAGATAGTGTTTTTACCTGTTTCCAATCTCCCTCAAAAGCATAAAAACTTTGTAAATCAGGAAATGGTCTTTTTTGATTTCCATCTATTAACCATTTTCTAGGATCGTTTGGATTGTTTGTTGTTATCGTATCTCCATTTTCTAAATTTTCTGGTAACGGATCTGCAATCTCTACTTTTATCAATTCTGTAATACTCCTATCAATTAACTTTTCAGAATTTCTGTTTTTTATAGTTTTATTTAATGGTTGTGATTGTAGTGAACAAGATTCTGTTTCTAATAGTTCTTTAAAATCTGTGTATCCTGTTTGTTCCTCTATAGTTGTTCTACTTAGTTCTGTTTCTAATGTAGAGTATTGAGGATTGTTATTCAATACAGCATCTTCTATTCCCAAACTTGTTGATATATCTTCGAAAGAATACAAAACATTATTCTCATCTCTAAAAAAATTTAATGCTCTATTAACTAACTGAGATAAATATTCACTTCTGAGTTTGTCTATAAAATTATTATAGAACCCAACATTTGATAACTCTTCCTTTGTATAAGGCATTACTGACTAACCTTGAACGTGAATCCTTCGTTAAAATATTGGTCAAGTTCATCAACACCACTACCACTTCGGACTCTAAATTCTAAACGATAAAATCTTTCAGGTTGATAACCATTTAAATCTAACATAAAATAATTACCAGTAGAATCACAACTTAATTTTGAACCACTACCATAAGGAACAATTACCTCTTCAGTCTCTGCATCTAATATAGAGTAAAAAGATGAACCACTTGGTAAATATTTTACAGATAAATTAGCTGGTGTTGTAGAAAATGAAGTTTCAGGAAATCTTTCTCTACCAACTAATCTAAATTTTACTCTAGAATTTTCTTTGTACTCTGGTCGTAGTCCTTTCATATAAATTGTCATATCTTCTAAGTTTGCCATCGTTAATGGTGAAAGAGAACCACTATCCCAACTAGAGTCATCCCAAACTGTTTCTAGAGTTGGTGGATATTTTGTATGTGTGTCGGAAGAGAAAAACGACAAATCACCAAAAAGTTTTGTATTACCTTCGTCTGCATTAGAATCTAAATTTCCAATACTACCACTTCGTTTTACCATAAACCCATCATTAGAAATAGAACCTGACAACCATTGATTGACAATATCTGTCACGTTCATTCTTATATCAACAGTCTTATGGTTGATAGAATGAGATGCTTCAAAACCACTTCCACTATACCATGTTCCACCACTAGCACTGATTGAACTATCCCAAATAGTACCAGCTGTTAAACCATCTCTAAAATTCCAACTACAACCTTCCTCTGTAACTGGATTGTCATACGAATGTCCTTGTCCCATTGTCCATGATTGACTGACAGGATAAGCATAAATACTTTGTGATATATCTAGGTTACTAGATTTTGCATCAAATAAATTTAAATAATATGATGGATTGGTTATTGTGCCATCCACTATAGAAGATGATATTTCTGCTAAATCAAATTTAATAAGTATTCTAGAGACGTTTATTGCATCACCAGCATCACTAACTGTTTTTTGTATTTCTAATACTTCGTCTAACCCAGCATTTAAACTACCACTTTTTTGGTAAATAGTTGTATCTTTTTCTGCAAATGTAAAATAATGCATTATTACTCCCTAACTCCTAAATTATCACCCAATACTTTTCCTTTAATATCTGAGTTAGGAAACTTAACTTCAAATATACTAGGATCTAGTGCTGGGTACAAAATACCACCACGTAATGATGTGTTTATGTCAAAGAAATTACCAGAATATCCTTGAGCTAATTGATACTTGTTTTCAATTACAATAGGTAAATTTTTTGGATTATTTTCTGTTGGATTTACAACAGTTGCAACACCATCAACTAAAGATAACTCATAAACCAAATCTGCAAGAACAATTGGTTGTCCTATTTGCCATCTATCTATATCAAAGAAATCTTGTACTGCACTTACACATCTTAATAAAACTTCTTGTTTATTAAAACCTATTTTTGTTAATATTGCAAAACTAATAGCTATGTTAATTATGTAAGCATCTTTAATATTTATAGCATCTGTAACCAATCTATATTGTGATAAATAAGTTTTTAAATTTTGTTTTGTTGTTTGAGTTAATCTTGTTAATTTTTTATTAGAATCAAATCCAAGAGTATACATATTCATTGCTAATGGATTTGGAATATTATTAACTTGTAAATCCTTTAAACTTTTACCCAAATCTGAATCTGTAATCTCACGTTCTAACATTTCTGCCATACCAACTTTACTTAATTGTTCATCTTGAGACATATGAATTTTAGCAACCGTTCCATATCTAGCTGGTAATGAATACGCTCTTACAATATAATCATCTTTAGTAACCGCCCTTTGTTGTGACTGAAAATAACCTAATGCATTTTCTCTAGTTTCTCTAACAGTTTCACCAGAAGAACCACCTGTTGCTGGTTTTGGATTTGTAAAGGATACAGAATCTTTTGAGTCTTGTACTAGTGTAGATGAAAGACCATTTTCATTAATTGTAAAACTTATAGGCCCTAATTGATTTACATCACCGACACTTACATTATCATCAATACCACCACCATATGAATATTCTATAGTTAATGTTGTGTTTGCTGGTGCCATACCGAATGTACTTGTCTTTAAAAAGTTAGAAGGATCAAAAGCAGTTGTTAAATATGATGGACTACCTGGTAAATTAGAACCAACATTTGTTGGATTTGGAATTATTTCTTCATCAGGATTATCAGATATACCAGCACCAAATCTTAAAACGGTTTCGTCATTCTCATTTATGTAAGTTGTAAATCTTCTTGATACTCTTTTTAATTTTAAAATGTAAGCTGCTTTTTCTCTATCTCCAATTGCAGATGGATCGTTAGCTGAATTATTTTCCATATCTTCAAATATAGTATCTCTAGCTAAGGAATCAACTTCATACCATTTGTTTCCATCACTATCTGTACAAGATATAATTTCAATTACATCTGAGTTTGCTAGTTTTAATTGTGGATATTTTTCTGCAGTACCAAAATCAAAAAACTCTGTAGATATTTCTCCACTTCTTGCTTTTATTTTTTTCTTTAATAAAAATTTTGTAGGTTCACCACTATCAGTTTCAAAGATTGTAGCATCTCTAGAATCATAAGAACTAGAAAATTTAAAATTAACATCTTCTAAAGTTCTAAACGTTGTTCCGTTAGAACCAGCATTAATTTGAGTTCCCTCATTTATTGTTAGAGCATATCTATAATCAGGTTTACCATTTAAAGCTGGAACCGTTTGGAATACATCAAGAACAACATCTGCTGGTGAAGTTGTTTTTGGTTTGTATCCAAAAGATTGTGCAATATTGTAAACATTCCTTTTTTCTTCAGCATAAGCTAAAAGAGTTTCTCTAAATTGTGAATCAATATAATAAGAAAGAACATCACCAACATAAGAAGCCATTTCAATAAACATCATACCAGGTGATGCCTCATTAAAATCGTTATATGTATTTGGAAAGTATTGTTTAGCAAACTCTATAAGATTTGTTTTAAAGTCACTAAAGTCTTTATTTAAATAGTTTATAGATTTTACTGTATCTTTTTTTATACTTGTACGTGCCATTAATATCCTCCAGGCCTACCTTCAGAACTATCGTCTCCACCAATTTCTGTTCCATCAGTAGCATCTAATGTCAATGATTGATTTACCAACGGATCTAAAGTAGTAGAAAATTTTATACTAACAAATATTTTTTCTGGTTGGTTTTCTTCAGTTAAAGTTTCTACATCAATTATATTAATATATGGTAAAAATTGGTTTACTGATTCTACGATTACATCTTCAATTTTTGATGGTAAGTTTTCATCATGTTGTTCGAAACATACCTCTCTCAACCTACAACCAAATTCAGTATTACCAACCCTTTCACCAGGATATGTTAACAATAAATTTCTAAGATTGTGTCTAGATTGTTGTAAAGAATTTTTAGTCATAGCAAAACTATTGTTATTGTCTGCTCTTAATGGAAAAGACAAACCAACATAGGTTCTAGGATCTAAATCTATTTCTCTAGCACTTCTTGGCATTATCCCAATCCTCCTTGTTTCTTCTTATCAATTGCTTTCATTAACTTACTGTAATCTTTTGTTAATGCATTTGTTACATGTTCTGGAACATCGTTAACAGATTTACCAGCTTTCTTTAATGTATCTACTGCAACCATATCTCGTCTAACTTCTTCTGTTTGACCATATCCTAATAGTTCACTCATTCTTGAACTATCAAATGTTCCACCACCCATTGTTGGATACTCACTAGTTTGATTTTTACTAAGACCAACCGTTTCATTCAGAACATCATTTAAAGATTTATTATTTGTATACTTTATTTGTTCTTTTGGTTCTGATACTTGTGGTATAACATCAGTTAATTGTTTAGTTGAAGTCTTTTGTTCGTTTATAAATATCTCATTAATCTCTTTTTTTATTTCTCTACGAACAACTTCTTGGATTATTTTTACTAACTGTTTTTTAGTCATGATAACTCCTATATCGTTTTTACTTTGTTACTTAACATTTTATTTGGTGTGTTTAACTTTTGTAAAAGTCCTGTCATCTTTGTGGTAAGTTGTGTACCAGCAGTAGCTGCACCACCAGAGTTTCCACTACCAGCAATAGCAGGTGCTAAAGATAATAAATCTGTTACAAAATCTGTTAAAAATTCTTTCAAATCAGTTCCTAGTACTACTGGTTGTGAAGCATCTCTACTACCTAATTTTACTTCATCATCAATTACACTTAAATTAGGTGCATTAATTTTTACTTCTTCCCTTCCTTTTATAAATATACCATCGGACTGAATTAACACTTTTTTTCCTTCAATTGTTTCTCCATCAAATGTGTCTCTCATACCACGTGAAGTTAAATAGATTGATGCGTCATCATTATCAATATTTTCTTTTCTAAAATTTCCATCTGATTCATCAACGTGTGTTGATATTTTTATTTTTGGTGTATTGTCGTGTCCATCAAAATGTAATGTTTGACCAAACCTACCATCAAAAGTAATACATCCCTCACCAATCTCAATTGGTTTTACTTTTTTTCTTTCAAAAGTTTTTCCATACTTTGTGTTTTCTATATAAGTACCTGATGCACCAGGTATTGAATTTTCATTAGTAGAACCTTTTCTGTTTATAATTGCAGAATAATAATGTTGACCATTAAATTCAGTAACCACAACATGTTCACCAATAACAGGTATTGTTGTCATATTTCCAAATAAAGGTTTTACATCTCCTAAAAAATTACCACTATTTAAAAAGGTACCTGAAATCGAACCACGATTATTTACTTCGTTCAAAGTAACACTCTGTACTTCCATAGCTTCTGTTTCATGATAATCATATTGAGAAGCTGTAATTAGTCTTTTTATGTAAGAACTAATTTCTGATGGTGTTGCTAAACGACTTAAAGGTATAGAGGTTGTTTGGTCTATATTCCTTTTTTCTCTATATGCCATTAATTTATCCTATCAGCATTTTCTATTTTATTATGTATTTTATCCGATTCTGTTTGTATATCTTTTATTGTATCTTCTATACCAGATAGTAATTGAGTCTTTTCTTCCTCTGACAATCCAAATTCATCTTCAGCACCAGCTTTACCTTCTGCAGAAATAAGTCTTTGAACAATTCCAGCCATTTTTACAAGTTGGTCGTCATTTCTAACATTTATTTCAAGATACTCTTTTATCATAGGAACTATCTGAACTGCAGTATCTCCATCCTTTATAAACTGAACCAGCTCTTTTGTAAGAATGTCCAATTGTTTTCTATTATATTCTGTGTTTTTGTAAATATCTTCGAA